TGGCTAGGAAAGCAATCATAGCTCACTACAGCGAACCTACAAACCAAATCTATCCCAACTTACGGTCTATACTCCATTTTATGTCACCAGAAGAGTTTGGGTTGGCCCCAGACTCAAAAAAGTTTGAACATTGGCTGCACTCAAAAAGTTTAAGCTATGGCTTGAATATACTTTATTCGTGGTTTACAAAAGACGAGTTAGATATTATAGAAGCTAAGATATGGGAAAACAGGTGGGTATCTTTTAAAAGACAGGCCACAGACTTGATGCAGAAGTTGTATGAAGAAGGCCTTGAGGGAAACATCCAGGCAATTAAAGAATATCTTACCCGGGTTCTTGGCGCCCCTTCACAACAAATTAGTCTTACCCATGAGGCAGGAGATAGTTTGGAGTCTTTGCTGTCAAATTTTTCAGCAACCCAAGCTTATAAAAGGCCTCGGGTAGACTCTGAAGGGAATGAATTAGTAGAATTAGTATTGGACGAAACAACAGAGGATAAACATTATGTCGTCAAGGGGAAGAATGACCGCCGAAACAAGGACCTCGTCGGCGAACAGAACAATGAAGTGGAAGAACACGAGGACCGTGAGAAAGAAAGTTAGTGCGAAGTATGAGCCTCAAGACAGATATGAGCTAAAAGTCTGTATGCAGTCTAGGCTATGGAGACTCAATAATCTCTATACAATAAAAAACAAAGAGGCTGAGATTGTTCGATTTAGAATGAATTGGGCGCAAAAGATTCTTTTTGGTCAAATGCACACCAGAAACGTTATTTTGAAGGTGCGCCAGTTAGGATGCTCAACATTTTGGCTTTTATACATGCTTGACAGCGTTATCTTTCATCCTGGTGTTGAGACGGGATGTATAGCTCATAATCGTGAGGATGCTCAGGAATTATTTGAGAATAAAATCAAACTAGCTTATGACCACCTTCCCAAGGAAATAAAAGAGTCTCTTACACAGACGTCTGATTCGTCAAGAAAATTGGCTTTTAGCAATGGTTCTTCAATACGTGTAGGGACATCATTTAGATCTGGGACTCCGGTGATTGTCCTTGTTTCCGAGTATGGAAAAATTGCTAGTGCTTTTCCTAGAAAAGCTAGAGAAATTCAGACAGGAACTTTCAATGCCGTTCCATCAAATGGTATTTTAGTTGTTGAGTCTACAGCAGAAGGCAATGAAGGGTATTTCTATCAAATGGTTGAAGAAGCTGACAAGAAGGCCAAAAATCCATTCAAAAAGAGTCTAACTCCATACGATTTTAAGCTTTTCTTTTTTGATTGGATGAGGCATCCAGAATATCGGATAAACCCGGATGATGTGGACATTCCAGACCATTTACATAAGTATTTTGATCGTATAGAACAGGAAGTAGGAATTACTATTGAAATGCCTTCACGAGCATGGTATACAGCAAAGTCAGGAGGTGAGGTAACAGACGATATGAAACGTGAATATCCAAGTACAAAGGATGAGGCCTTTGAAATTTCAATAGAGGGTGCTTACTTCTCTCAACAAATGAGCAACTTACGCAAAAAGGAGCGTATTCTCCAAGATCTAGACCCCCATCCAAGCTATTTAGTAGATACAGCTTGGGACATAGGTTATGATGACGCAATGACAATCATCTTTTTTCAAGTCGTACCTCCGAACATCTATATTATAGACTATTATGAAAATAACCATGAAGGTCTATCACACTACGCCAGGATACTTGACGAGAAGAGAAGGCAACATGACATAATCTACGGCAAACATTTTGGGCCTCATGATGTTCAACAGCATAGTCCACAAACAGGCAAGTCATTTATGGAATATGCCCGTACTTTCGGCATAGTTTTTACTCCTTTGCCAAAGCCTGGACTAAAGAGAAATTCGATAGAGGCAGCGAGGCGTGTTCTTCCTACTTGCTTTATCTGCAAAAGACGCTGCTACTATCTGATAAAATGCCTTGATAATTACCGCAAAGAGTATGATGAAAAGTTAGGAACATATAAAGACAACCCACGACACGATTGGGCAAGTCATGGTGCAGACGCCATGCAAGGTCTGGCAGTTGGTGTCGAAACCCATGGGGGATCAGTAAATTCTATGACCTCTGAGAGGGCTAATCAATTACTGGAAACATATGGACCCCCAATATAAGGAGTACCAACTATGGCATTAGACAGACAAAAATGGAGTGAGTATTACGAGGCTTATAGAGATTCTATATCCATGATTAATCAGTATACTCAGCAAATGATGGAAGATCTTAAATTTTATCATGGTGATCAATGGTCACAAGAAGAGAAAAATTGGTTATCAAAGCAGAGGCGAAATGCTTTGGTCTTCAACAAAATTAAAAAAATTGTCAATCTTATTTCCGGTTATCAGCGTGCTTATAGAATGGCTTATAGAGTAACCCCCAGAGAGTTGGGGGCAACTTCAACAGCCAATCAACTAACTAAGTCCCTCTTCTACATAATGAATGACTGTGGTGGATATTACACCTTGTCAAACGCTTTTTTGCAGGGACCAGTAAAAACAGGACTGTCTCTTGTGAATCTTTGGTTGGATAGAACAGAGGACCCTATAAATGGAGACCTTAAACTTTCGATGGTCCCATACTCTGCAATGATGATAGACCCTTACTTCACAAAATTTGACCTTTCGGATTGTGGGTTTTTTGGAAGGCGTTCTTGGTTAAGCAGGGAACAGGCAAAAGGCCTTCTTCCTTGGGCAGAAAAAGAGCTAGAAAAAATTCCTAAAACAAACAAGGATAGCATGTATCCGACGTTGGCGGCAGGAAAAAATGTTCACCATTCTGACCTTCACAAGTATGACGAATTTTGGCAACAGCAGCACGAAAAAGTCAAAATACTTGTAGACCCAAACACAGGAGAGTGGAGAGAATGGGGCAAAGGCCAGGAAGACCGATTAAAAATGGTCCTCCAAAAAATGCCTAACCTCAAGGTTACAGAACGCTTAAAGCGAACAGTAAATTTAAAGATATTTATAGACGAAAACATCATGTATGACGGAAAAGACCCTCTTGGTATAGATGACTACAATTTCGTACCTTTTGTTGGCTATTATGACCCAGAACACACAGAGTTTGCCGAAAAAATTCAAGGAATCATCAGACCATTACGAGATCCTCAAACAGAAGCCAACAGAAGGCGGTCGAAAATGCTCGACTTGATAGATTCCCAAATAAATTCTGGGTGGAAAGCAGAAGAAGACTCCGTTGTAAATCCAGAATCGCTTTATCAATCTGGCCAGGGCAAAGTCGTCTGGACAAAGACAGGAAAGGGTGCAGGCGTTGAAAAAATGCCTCCTGGCGATATTCCTCAAGGCATGTTTAGGCTGGCATCCCAAATGGACCAGGATATTATGGATATTGGTGGTGTTAATGAAGATATGATGGGTCAAGCTGTGCAAGGGGAAGAAAGGTCAGGTGTACAACTTTCTACGCAAAGAAGGGTACAAGGAATGACCATGCTTGCAGAGCTTTTCGACAACTATGCAGAATCAAAGAGGTATCTTGGAGAAAAATTGGCCAGGGCTATTCAGATGAATTATACCTCTGCTAAAATTATGCACGTGACAGGAGAAAAGCCAAGTGCCGAGTTTTACAATGCTGAATTTGGTCGCTATCGTGTTTTCTTAGAAGAGGCCGTCATAACACGGACACAGAAACAGATGGAATTTCAACAGCTCTTAACTTTAAAACAGTTAGGTGCTCCTGTTCCATGGGCATCGGTAATGCAGTCTGCACCAATCGAGAACAAAGACGAGCTAATAAAGACCGTGCAATCTTCTGAACAAGCACAACAACAGCAACAGAGCGAATATAGTCAACTGGTCAATGCTAAAGCACAGGAAGACTTGGCCGATGCACAGGAATCCAGGACAGACTCCGAACTTAACAGGGCTAAGACAATGAAGGAACTGGACCAAATAGATGAAGATAGGATGCTCAGACTCTTGGAAGTCGCTAAAGACTTGTCTGAGGCTGAAAATGAAAAACCACAGCAGCAAGACAACACGCAGACTAGAACCAAACGGGTAACTAAAGGCCCCCAAAATACTAAAGGTGCGTGAGTACCCCTGCTTAAGAGGTAAAAATGAAGTGGATATACTCAAAAGCTCATCAGCCACCCATAATCTGCCCTACTTGTAGGGGAAATATGTTTTATTGTAGGTCAAAGGTCTGTGGGGAAGATAATCATTGGCTAATGTGTTTGAACTGTGGGGTTTATGTAGAGTTAGTAGTACCGCCTATAAGGTTTTTTATAAGCGCAAAAGACCTTTTAGAAGTTTTTGTCGTAGAACCTTTAGACTAGTGTTGACAAAGTTTTAAAAATGGTATATATTCCACACAACTTGCCGAAGCCGGGCATTATACGGGCTATCCGACCTTGCCGCCGGGGGTCGTAAATCAGCCATAGTTCGGGCGTCAAAGGAGTTAATGATGGCAGAAGAAAACAGTAAAGAAACTCAGGGCGAACCCCAAGATTATCCAGAACAAAACACTGATAATCAGGGAGGCCAGGCCGCCGCTGGTCAAGGAGAGCAGGAAGAAACTGCTAGTATACCGGTTTCTGTTGTACAAAAGATGCGGCAGGAATTGAAAGAAGCTAAAGATCGGGCTAATCACGCCGAACAACAGGCTAAGGAAACTGGCCAATATCAGCAATCACAACAGCCTACTCAATCTGCTGGTGGTGATGATGATCCTTTGGCCAACATGGAAGATGATGATCTGTTGGATGCTAAGACTGCTAGAAAGATTGTTCAAAAACAGACTCAGCAAAATAAGCAGGCCCTTTCAGAAATGCAGACTCGAATGAAGTTTCCGGATTACGAGGACGTTATTAATAATCATCTTCCTAATTTAATTGAACAGAAACCTTATTTGCGAGACGCTATTATGTCGTCTCAAAATCCCTATGTGTTAGCATATGAACTGGGGAAGGGTGCTAAAGGTGATCAGGCCAAACAGGGCCAGCAAAGCCAGCAGGGCACTCTTGAGCAACAGCTTGACAAATATGCACAGACCCCTGGTTCACCTTCTAGTACAGGGTCCCAGGGAGGACCTACTTCTGGTGCTGACTACTATTCAAACCTCACTATGGAGGATTTGGATAAAGAAATTGCTAAAGCTAAACGTGGCCAGTAAGTAGGCAAAGAAATTTAAAAAGGAGATAGAACTATGGCTGATTTTACAACTCACTATTCAGATGTAAAAAATACAAATATTCAAACATTTTATGATAGTACACTATTGCGTAGGGCACAGCCTTACATTATTCACGAAGTTGTTGGTCAACAGAGGCCGATGGCTAGTAAACAGGGTAATCAGATCCTATTTAGACGTTACGAATCTTTGAATCTTGCTACTACACCGCTTACTACTGGCGAGACCCCCGATGGTCAATCCATGAGTAAGACAGACGTACTAGGGAGTCTCAAGCAGTATGGTGACTTCATTGGTATTGACGACTGGGTAGACTTGGTCGGTCGTGACCCCCATTTAACTGAAGCTGCCGAGCTTTTAGGTGAACAGATGGGCCAGACTCGTGACACCTTGATTAAATGGATGATTC